GCAGATATTATCTAATGCTTCTTTGAATACTGGATGTAACTCTTGTCCACCAGTGCATACATCTTTTAAGTCTTGTGAGATACGCGCATTGTCTTCAAATTTACCATAACGATTACCACGTTCCTGTAACACAGCTTCTACATATTGATGTGCTTGTGGTGTATAACCTGCTTTTTTAAGTAATGCATCCAAGGCTTGCTCTTTATCTACATCAACAGTTTCATCCACTTCAGTTTCTTTTTTAAGTTCTTGCATCTTTTGTTCCTGCTTTGTATTAGTTACCACTCTCCATACACCAGCTGGTGCACTATAATCCCAATCTATATTCTCAGGAAAAATAGGTTTATCTACTAACCCTTGCTCCATCGCATGACGCTCATAAGCAGCATCTAACGATTGTGGTTCTTTTGCTAACCGCCCATTAAACAGATTCATGCTGTTGGCTCTAATTCTGGACATAACTGTAATTGTTTGGGAAATTCTTCATCAGGTAACATGTTATCTTTAGCACTAAACCCAAGATAATACTCAGCCCAGTATTGTAAATTGTCATCTTTAATTGCCTCAACTAAACTCAAAGACTTATCTAACACATTCCATTTTTTACCTCCAACTTTGACCTTAGAGCGTACTTTAAGTAGTTGCGCATACAACCGATGTAATTCCTCTAATGCTGCTGGTGGTACTGTTACAATCTTGTCATGCTCCGACACAATAACTGCTTTATAGGTTTCCATATTTACTCCAAAATACTTTGACAAAACACAACTAAATGTCCCATTTTTTTACCAAGGTCTTTAGCATCAATAGAATCACATGCTTGTTGTACTTGCTCCAATAAATTCTCTAACTCAATTAAATCATCTTCATCTAATACAACCTGTTTAACTTTTTTCATTTTGTGCTTTCTCTTTTTTAGTTGTAAATAGGTAGTATATTCTTTAGTTGTGTTTTTAATGCTGCAATTAGTTTCTTGTCTTTATACGAAAACTCATCTGGGATATTTAATACTATACTGTTTACTAGTTTATCCGCAGCGTTGTCTTCATCTTTAAACACACACATTGCTTCTTCGTAATTTTCTTTGTTTACAAAAACAATCAATTGTGCCCAAGCAATCAGATTAGCAGATAAAGGAATAAGTGCATAACTACTACTTCCTGCCGCACGGGTGTTATAGCCTTTAGAGGCGTAGTAATTAGCTGCTGTAGCACTACGTAATAGACCTGCCGAACACACAAATAAAACACGGGTCTCTGACCCTTGATACGGATTATCATATGGAGCAGATAATTCAAAAATAATATCAGTTAGGTTTGTCATACTTTTTCTTTAAATAGTTTATACTAATAGGCATTTCGTCAAATGAACCGTTATTGACTTCGTGTAGCATCCAGACACCACGCCAATAGTTGTTACCTTGTGGGCCTAAATAATCTTCATTATGCTCATTATAACACCCTACAAACAATCCTGTCAATTGCCTACCATCCGCTGTTTTAGCATAAGCTATTTGTCGGTCTTGAACATGCCCCATAACCGCCGACATATGTTTTTTAGTAAGTAAAGCACTTGCAGAAGTGACAGGCTTACCCATAACACCGGAAGTAAAATAATGGCTATAGGCAACACCATCAACCACGACAACATCCAAATAGTTAAAAACTTCCCACCCAAATTCTTTGTATTTGAGGTCTTCAATTTGTAATACCCCATCTAACTTAGGGTCATTCTCCACTGCCCGGAGGATGCGTTCCTCGTGGTTCCCTAATGTCAGTATCATTCTTGGAGTATATTGTTTGTGCTTGGTTGCCTTCTGTTTTTTATTATACTCCTGTATTGGTAAAAGTAAAGCCCCCATAGCTTCGTGTACTGCTTTAATATCTTCTTTGTATCGCCGCCCTTCAAATGATTTTTTACCTACATCATAACTACTTAACGAAGGCATATCAGCAAAGTCGCCAATACATACAATTACTTCTGGTTGTTTTTCTACAGCGTATTTCCCCACCCAACTGAGGAAAGTAAAATCTTGTCCCGGTTTTACTTGAACATCAGGAATTACTAGATGCTTTGTCATGTAGTGTCCTCATTATCCGCAAATAATAATCTAAATCAATTACAATCAGTGGTTTACTATGGTTCTGTTTAATGCACAATACTGGCTCATAATTCCCGTGTGTGGTTGCTTGTTGATAGTCCTTATATACACTGTATGATGCTTTGTTTTTACACTCAAATTGTACTGGTAATAGTTTACGCGCAGCAGGGGATAATTGGACATCCTCGCCACCAGCACCCATTGATGTACTTTTTACATCATCTTGCTCTAGTGTCGGAAAATGTGCTAATATCTTATCACGCAACAATTGTTGCAAAATTCTTCCTTTTTGTTTAGCTGATGCCGGTTTCATGTTACACCTGAACAGCACTAAGCGCCGTGATTAGTGCGTTAATGTCTTCCCATTGCAAACTTGCAGCTAATTTAATTTCGCCTTCTTTATTTTCCATAATAATAGAAGCACCTTCACAGTTAGACCACGGATAAGCCCAAATACTTCCTTTTGCATACTTAACATGTACTTCTTTTACTGTTGTTGTGTGTGTTTGTAGTTCCATATTATTCCCCAACAAATGTATTATACACTGGTACTTTAGTTACTCGCACTTCTTTACGCCCAAAGACACCATCACAACATAAATGTTTTTTGTATTGCCCTGCTACTTCTTCTGTAGGAGTAACCAACACAATATCATGTCCTACAAATACACCGTACATAAAATAATCTACATTGCCCATAACTGTCCTTCTTCTCGTTGAATCCATAATAGCTGTCCGTTCTTTAACAGCCGTTCATCATCATTATATAAGTCTTTCATATAATCTAACATCATTTGATAACTATCTTTGTGAGCAAACAACCAATCAAAATGGTGCTGTAAAAACTGTGGAATCTTTGGTCTTGCTTTACCATCAAATCCCATTACATTATCTGTTTTGTCCCCCATAATTAGTTGACACATAAAGTTATAGTTACCGTCTGCCTCTGAAATAACAATTTTCTCTTGTTTTACAAAGTTGTAATGCTCTCCCGGAATTTGTAATAAATCTTTGTCAATTGAACAAATGATGGTATTCTCATTGTTAGATTGAATAATTCCTAACTGGTCGTCTGTCTCATTACCGTCCGTAATTCGTGCATTGTACTCTGTAACTAACAATTCACGACATTGTTGTAACCACGTAGGACGCACTAAATCTTTACGGTTAGCTTTATATTCAGGATCAATTGTTGTGCGATAATTAGTATCTCCCCCTAACCATACTTGGTACTCTATTGCTTCTGTTTCTTTTAATATACGTTGCATCAGATCATGCACACGATATAGTGCTACATCTAAACCTTCTTCTTCTGGTTTTGTTTTAGTGGGAGAACAACTACTTGCTGCACGATATGCAACAATATCACCATCAATTAAAGCTAATGTCATACAATCTTTCGTTCTACAGAATCAAATAAATATGATGTGTCTGCGATAGAAAACGCATGGTTTGCCGCAGCTATATCCAAATCGTCGGTAGTGAGTGTAATATCCTCTAACCCACCACAAGGCTGATCAAATTCGTACTCAAATACCCAATATCGTTTTGTTAAATCTGGTAAATTTTCTATTAACATAATATAAACTTTCTCATATAAGGTGAATTTGATAAACTATATGTTACTTTATAAATGGTTGTTGGTGGCCTGTACTGATCTCAGGCTTGACGGTCATTTTGAGCCTGCTATCGCGATACGGGCCGTCACCGCTCACTGTTGTGCATCAGCCTGCACATTCACCAACACAGAAGCGGGCAGGTTTTGACCTGCTAATACCGATTTCCACGGTTTCATGTCTCGGTGTATTGCGGTGGGTTACACCCACATTTGACTTTTACGCCTTCGCTCATTAACCCGTTATGCAAGCCGTAGCTGTCAGGTCAATACCGCCGTTCAAGGATGTTGCACCCATCCCGCGTGTCTATTAAGTCTCTTCAATCAGACTCCACGCCGCCGCTTCTGTTTTGGCCCCCGTACTTTCCGGGGTGTCATGTTATGTTTCCGCTTTATGGCGGCTTATGTTTGAGCGCCATCAGCAACAACCAACAATTCTAAAAACTAACTCTCTTCCTTTCGGTGGTCGCTTTGGCCTAAAGCATCGCTAGTTTTTAGAAGTTTTGGCCCTGACTCTTACCCGGTCAGGTTAGGTGTTATCCGTCGAGCGCTCCATTTCCTCCAGAACCTCAAGCGCGGCAGCCGCGTCCTGTTGCAGTTCGGCATGGCGTGGGAACCCATCACCGTAGAAGTATGTGTAGTCATGCCCGCTTGCTAATGAACGCAGCACACGTTTAGCCTTCTCTACCCGACTGGCCGCGCTTTGGTCGGTGAATTTCCGCATTTCTTTCCTCATTAAAACCAACATTGAAGCGGGCTGGACTCGATACCAGCTTGGCGACTTCGGAGAGCAAATCACCTAGGATTGCAGCGATCTTCCGTTCGCCTTCATTCGCTGCGCTTGTGCGTTTCCTTCAACGCCGCCGCTTCAATCTTGGCCGCACCTTACGGGTGCGAATCGTCGGCCCAAATGTAGTATGCGCCGCCGCAACATTCATTAACGCTTGTTGGCTTACCGACTTTAACGTGTAGAGGCCACTGCACTTAACTATCTGTTATCAATCCGCATGCGTGTTGACCCTGACTCTTACCCGGTCAGGTTAGGTTTTATTACTTAGTTGCTTCTTTAACGTTATTGACTACCTTAGATAACGCCTCAGCGGTATAGGGCTTATCTTTGTCTGTCAAAGCGCCACCCATCGTTACAAAGTCAGCAGCCAGAGCTACAGGTGTTTCTACTACTACGCCCACAACTGCTTTAAGTAAGTTACCAAACATAAATTTCCTTTTGTTAGGTTGCTGATTTATCATCAGCGTGAACTTCGTACTCATACACGTCTGTATGTCTCACCTGTAAATTCAGGTTACTTTTTGCACTATTTCTAGTGTGCCGAAGAATAAAAAAAAAAATACAATAATAGTCGGTGAGGTATCCAATAAATAATTTAGCTTTTATTTATTTGCCCATTCTCCGTTTACTTTCCTTTCTATTATTGTATTAGCTACTCGCTGCACCAACGCCGATTAGTTTGTATGACACTGTTTAATGTCCCTCACGGTATAAGCATCCGCTTTCGCCTAAACTATTTAAGAGTTAACATAAATTTTACACTATAACTATGTTAATGTTACAGTACTAATACTATGTTAATATGGAATATCATCTTCCATCGCTGCTAATGCTTCTGTTCCTGTTGGTTTTGGTACTTCTTTACCGTTAATCACATAATTAAAATACTTCTCTGCGACTTCAATCACTTGTTCTGGATTAACAGATTTACTACCCACACTAAGAGTATCAACAGCATTAGAAATGCTGGATTGACGAACGATATATACCTGTTTTTTCGCACGTTCTTCCGCTGTTTCATAGTTACCTTTACTTACTTGTGTGGAAGCAGTAGATGGTGCTGATGTAGCTGCTACAGGTATAGAGCCTGCTGCACCTTTCTCTGCTTGGAGCCATGTCCAATACTCTTTTCCATCTTTACCGGGTAGCTTTTCTTGTGTAATTGTGTACACTTCCCCAGCTTGTGCATTTTCCAATGCCTTGAAAACCTCGGCAGTTTGTCCAAAAGACATAATCTTTTTACCTGCTACTTTATTATCTTTTAGATCTTTGTAAGCTACTTCATTAACTTTGTAACCACCGTTTGCTGTAGGTTTACTTTCTACAGTAGCACTTAAAATCTGAATCTGAAATTGCATTTATTTTCCTTTTATTTAATGTGGTTTAAGATCGTTCTTTTCACATAACTCTACATAAAACTTTTGTGCATAATCAATTCCTCCCCAATTATCAAGACCTACATCTTCTAAAGCAATGCTCCAATAATAACAGCGAAGTAAATCTTCATACTCACCTTTACTAATTGTAACGGTTTCCATTTTATTTTCCTTCCATGTCTTTCATATTATAGCCTACTTCTACTTCACAGTCAATAGGCACATTCCAATCAATCTTCCATAATCTACTTAAATTTGCTGCTAAGTCTGAAAACACATTGTAGCACAGTGCAACAGAGTCGTCAACATATTTTTCAGGTACATCTAAAACAATCGAATCATGTACTGTAGAAATAAAGTTAATAGGTAACTTCATCTTATTTCTACGATTAAACATACTAACACGAGCCACCTTCATAATATCATGGCCTGTGCCTTGTACGGGATAGTTTGTAATCTCTGTCCAGTTTACTTTGCCGTACTTAGTGAGAGGGTCTATCAACCACTCACGACCACTAGGCCCAACAATCGGTTTCTTGTTAAGACATAATTCTCCCCATCGTTCATGTGCCTTATTAATCCCTGCGTACTTACTGTAGAATTTTCTACCTACTTCATCCCAGTAATCTACAGAAGTAGATACGTGCATAAACTCTGGATCAAGTGTAAACGCATAACCTTGTCCTCGATTATAAATAGTACGAAACAAATACTTCTTAGCAATTAAACGGGATGGTAAATTAAATGTCGCTTGGTTCTTTGTGTGAGCATCTTCTTTATTCACAATCTCAGTGATAGCCACTGGGTCTTGAGACAGCATTGCTAGTGTGCGCCACTCCAAAGCAGCAGCATCACAAGACACAATCATCTTTACTCCCTTGTAAAAGTACAGCTAATCGTTTGTCGTAACAATCTTTAGTTGTTTGTCGTTCAATACAACGAGATAGATTATCAAACATGCTAGGATAAAATAGAGCTAAATCCGCAACAACAGACTGCATACCAAATACATCTGTAAGTTTAACAAAGTTATGCAACTCTTGTAAATACAGTTCTTGTTCGCGCTGTGTTTCCATTTTATTTCCTCGTTTGTTTATTTCGTTGGTAAATCAATTTGTACTCTGGAGGAGTCAGAGGCTGAAATTTAATGTAAAACGCCTCTTTCTCCTGAAAGTGCAGTATAAATCCATTTTTTAATAAATCAATCTCTTTGGACGTTTGTGGATGAATTACAAAACTTTGTGTATCATCTCCTTGTATAAAACAAATAGAATCTCCTTCCCAGCCACTCATCCTATGATATTCTATATTACGATTCATCAACTCAAAACAGTAAACATTATCTGTCAGGTCGTAGATACAATCTACTAAACAAGGAGCATTAGGGTCAGGAACAAACTTCATTTTAATACCTCGTAATAAAAATACGTTTAACATCACCAGCAATGTTTTGTAAATTAGGTCTACTACTACTTAACCTACCTGTTGCTGTTACACACTGATTATACTGCCCATGCAAATAATTAACAGGCCATTGCATCTTTCTATTCATCTCTTGATACCCGTTGTAGTAAGTACCATTTAATTTATCTAGTTTAGCATGTTCTAACAATAAATCAATGAATTTTTTTGGGCCTTTCAGTTTGCGTAATGTATCTTCATTAGTAGAATACATCCCTTCCTTCTTTAGCTCAGTGCCTTTCAATGGTTTGTATATCTGTGGCAGTTGATGCTGTTTCTCAACATTCTTATACTTCATCTGCCCTGCTTTAATCCCTGTCTTATAAAACCCCACATGCTCTTTAGCTTCTTCTTTAATAATTCCACCGTAAAGAAAAGCAGATACATGGTCATTACTATTCCAGTTAATAGGCACATCTGGATGGATGCTGGACAACTCTTTTGTAATTTCATCCATACGTGCTTTAATATCATCTGATGCTTTTTGACATACTGCTTGGTCATACAAAAGACCATTCCATTCCATCTCCTGTAAC